ATACTGTGCCTCGGCCAGCGCCAACACCCGGTTCGCTTCAGCTTGCGTGACAGCACCCGCCGCCACCGCCCGGCGGGTTTCATCCGTGATTGCCTCATACTGTTTCGACGCCCGGTAAACCGGGTCGATCGCCATTCGCATCGCGTCAAAACTGGCCTTGTTCTGATCGAGGGTGCCGCCAAAGGCTGCGGCGCTGCCCCGCGCACTGGCAGTTGCCCTGCTATATCCCGCCATCCGCTCGATGCGCTGTTGGATCGCGGTATTGGCCTGAGTAACGGCCTGTTGAACTTCCTGCTCGCCCCGCGCCAGCGCCGTGTTGGCATTGGCCGCACTCTTTGTGCTTCGCTCCAGCCCGGCCGTGCTCTTGTCGAGCGTGTCCGCCGCCTTGCGGGCACCAGCCATCGCAGAAGTGGTCTCGGCAAGCGCTTTCTTGGCGCCCGAGGCATCTCCGCCGATATATAAACTGGCCTTGAACCCGCTCACATCGTTCTCCGAAACTCTGCCATCGCGCCTTGCTCGATGGTGGTGATGTCACTCCATGTCGCCGGGTCGATGCTCAGTCCCGCCAACTGTATTCCGGCCTGCGCGGCACCGTAGTCGAGCCCCACCGGCACCACGCGGTCCTTGATCGCAAGCGTGCGCCATTGGGTGCAGATCGCCAGAAACCCTTCGACGGCCGTCATCTGCCAAGGCCAGATTTCCGGGGTCTCTTCCTTGGCTCCCAGGAGCGCCTCGATGTCGAGGCCGAGGTATTCCGCATCCGCCTGCGCGTCGTCTTCCCGCGAGGGACTGCCTGAGGATCCCCGGACCCAAGCAGCCCCCGCGGCCTTCAGTTTCCCGAGGCGCTCTTGTGCAGCCCCTTGAAATAAGTCCCCACCAGCGCGACCCGGACGAAGGCCTGATCCAGCAGCTGGTCAATCAGCGCTTCAGTGCAGGTCATCGGTTTTTCATCGTCATCGACCAGGTTTTCGAAGCGCAGGATCACCCGCTTGAGGAAGGCAATCGTGCCCTCGCCGGTCGAGAGGTCGAATGCGTCTGCCTCAGAGACGGGGATCGCGCGGAACCGGGTCTTCAGAATGTCCTCGCGGTAGCCCTCTTCATCGGGGGTCTGCACGGGAACGTCGCGGGTGAACTCTGGGGTCTGATTGACCTTGAACATGAGGGAAGCCTTTCGAATATCAGGTAAGGGTCAGCGACCACTGGTCGTTGCCAACGGTCGGGATCGGGACAAGGCGCAGCGGCCATTCCACGATGTTCTGTGCGTTCTCCAGCCCTTGGGGCCGCTGCATCTGGGCCTTCGAGACCGAGAGAGAGGCGATGTTGCCCGCGACCAGTCCGTGGACCAGCTCAATCGCGACATCGGATTGCGCGGCCGCCAGTGCGAAGGGGTTCAGCGTGCCGAGCGGAACCGCCTCGACTTTCGTCTCGACGCTTTCTGCCTTGTCGGTGATGAGGATCCCTTCGGAGCCGATCAGGAAACGTGGCTCGACTGCGTTGCCGAGGTTCAGCATCAACGACCGCATCACCAGCGCAACACCGTCGATCGTGAAGGTCGGCGTGTTCGCCTGTGTAACCGCGAGAGGCTTGATGAAGGCGGCCAAGGACACTTCTGGACGGGTCTGCTCACTGGGCTGAGTAAAGAGGCCCAGGAACTCGAATTTGAGGTAAGGCAGACCCGAGCTGGTGTAATCGATTGTGCAGTTGCCCCGCGCGCCGATCATCACAAAACGGGTGCCGGCGATCATGAAGTGGATCGCCAGGCTTTCGTGATCGTCGCTGACTGGATTGTAGGTCACCGAGGTGCCGACCACGATGGTTTCGGCCACCGCGCAGGCGCGCAGAAGCGGCCCCCATGCGGGCGCGATCCCCGGCGTACCGGACCCGGCCAGTTCGACGTTGAACGTGAGCTTCGCGTGGACATCGACCGGCACGGACCCTTGCGCGCCCAAATAGGGCCTCTCAAGATCGCGGCTCAGGTCGTTGCCCTCCATCGGCGTCAAAGCGACCTCGGTGGCCAGGATGCCGTTGACCGATGTGGGCCCCGAATCGACGCCATAGGTCGTTTCCAGCTTCGCAAGCAGGATTTTGGATTTCCATTTGAGGGCCATTTAATCCGCCTTCCGTGTGGTTTTCGAGGGTTTGGGCTCGGCCTTGGGGGCTGGCTCCGGTTGCTTGGTCTGGGCCGTGCGCTTGAGGTCGCCTTTATCGGTGACGATGTAGCTTCCGCCCTTGGATGGGTGCTTGGGTGTAGTCATGAGAGGATCCTCAGCTGGTCGGAAATGGCGAAATCGATCTGGTAGGCGAAGGCCCCGGCCTGAACGTTGGTCATGCGACCGCCCTTGAGATTGAAATCTCCGGTTTGATCGCCTGGGGCCCAGCCGGCCAGAGCCGCGATCACATCGGCCTTGAGGCCTTCGACCGGCTCGAGGCCGCGGGTTCCCAACCGGTCGTTGGGTCGCAGGATCAGCACCACGCCGATGGTTTCCACCGTGGCCTGAACGTAGGAGTTGGCCCCACCTGTCGCGGTACCGCCTGCCAGCGAGACGGGAATGACATAGGCGGCGGGCGTATTCTCCGGCCAAGCCCGACGTTCCATGATCGCGGTAAAGCCTGCGGCCCCCTCGACCCGACGTAGATCGGTCACCCTTTCCTTCAGGCGTGCGATGACGTCATCGATCATCAGATGAAGCCTTTCATCGTCGCAGCCGAGAACGGACGCTCGCGATCAGTGACCCGCGCACCGCCGCCGCCGGTGTCTTTGGGCTCGGCGCCCTCGACCGGCAGCCGGATCGTGCCTTTACCCACCATTTCGAGCGAGCGCAGAGCCATCTTGTAATCCTCCTCGATCTTCGGATCGGGGGAATAGGTGTGCAGCTTGTAGATCGCGATGGTCAGCGCCAGATCGACGATCAAGGGCGGCGTCTCGGCCAGCGGCAGTACATAGCGCCCCTTGAGGTACCCGTCGATCAGGGCATCTGTGTCTGTCAGTGCCCGGTCCACCACGCCGACATCGATCTGACCAGCGGGCGGATCGGCCCGGTCGGTCAAGTCCAGAACCAGACGATGGCCGAACCGATCTTCAAGCTGTTGTATCGTGGCGTAGGTCATGGCGTCCTCTGGAAATTCAGTGCTGGGCTTTCACCAGCCGCACGAGACGTCACTCTCGCTCTTCAACCCTGTTCGCCGGGTTGCCCCCACGTCCTGGACACACCCCAGGCGGCCTACTCATCCTGCACTTGGGGCGGCGTCTGTTTTGGCCGGTGCTTCCTCAAGCTCGCGATCGGACTTTCGCTTCGGTATTCCTCAGTCGGCGGGAGCCTTGGCGACACCTTCCACCGCACCGGCGGCTGACAGTTCAGCAAATTGGGCGGGGGTGATTTGGATGCGATCGCCGATCACATAGGGCTCACCGTCATGCACGATGCCCGAGGTCACGATGCATTCGACATCACCTTCGCGGACTTCCTTGGTGACCGTGCGGACCGCTTGCAGTTCGGCGATCTCGGTGCGCAGCTTTTTCTCGACAGCCGTGCGGTCGGCTTGTGCATCTTTTGACGCGGCCTGCATATCCGCCAAGGCCGCCTGCAATTCGGTGACTTTATCTTCGAGCTCTGTATTGGACTTGGTCAGCCCCTCGGCCAGTGTTGTCAGCTCCGCCTCTGCGGCAGCGATCATCTTTTCGAGCTGCGCATCAGTGGTCTTTGGGGGCACCTTGAGCTTCAGAGCCGCGGCGCGTTTGTCGAGCACTTCACGATAGGTCATCTCGTTCTCCTTTAAGGTCGGTTGAACAAAGCGGTCCGGTCGAACCGGACCGCTCAATCAGCCGACGCCTTAGGCGACCGCGTTCTGGATGAAGTAGCCGACGTCTTTGGCGATCACGAGTTCCTTGACCCGCTCGCCGGTCCGGATGCGAACGCCGCCCTGAAGGCCGACATCCATGTCCTCGATCCGGCCGGAAATCCGCCCGCCGTACTGCGCCGTGAGGCCAAAGGTGATACCGCCGCCTTCGGCACCCGCCATCGGATTGAGGTGCAGCATGCCAATGTGTTTGCCCCAGGCGCGGGCCAGCGAGGCGTTCTGACCGGGACGGGCTGTGTTGTACCAAGCATCGCCGACCAGCAGTTGCGTGATGCCCTCCCCTGAGAAGAGCTCGACGAACTGCTCGCGGGTGATAACGCCTGCGTTGGTCACATTGCCCTTCACGGCATTGACGATCTTGGGGTGCGAGGAAATCTTCGACCAAACTTGACGTCCCATCACCAGCGTATTGGGCGGGTAGATCAGCGTGCCTTCCATGCCCGTCTTGATCACGCCGATGGGGTCGGAGTTGGCATAGTCAGAGAACTGGCTGTTTCCCGAGAGTGTCACGCGTTTGTCTGGGGCATAGGTCGCTGGATTGTGAACGATGCTCGCCACCCGCACTTCGCGGATGTTCTCGATCGTGTCGGTCAACATCGCGACCGAATGGGCTTCGGGATTGTAGCTCGACACGCCGCGCTCGCGGGCATTCTCGGCAGCTTCGACGTCTGAATAAGGGATCGGCGTCTCAAGACCGAAATCCTCGACTTCAGAGGTGCGCTCTTCCCCGCCGAATTCGAGCTGCTGGACGCGGCCACGCCGACCGACCTTGGCATCGGGCACGTTGAAGGCTTCTGAAATCGGGTATTCGGTCCATTTGAACTTTTCCGCGCTGACCGGTGTCTTTGGCAGAACCTGATCTGCGATGCGGAAGGAAGCGGGGTTGCTGAAGCCGACGGAAATCGCCGTAAGAACGGGGTCAACGACAAAGGGGCGACGAGGGGCCATGTGAGTATCCTTGGATCTAGAGTGGCAGTTTGACCGGATAGTCCCCGGTCAATGTGGTCAGGTCGCGAGCTGGTCGCGCAGGCGGAAGCCGAGGAGTGGCCAGATCTTTTCGCGTGCGTTTTTGCGCGCGATCGTTTGCCCAATTTCGGCGTTGAAGTTTTGCGGAATGGCGCATGCGCTTTCGCCAGTGACATTGAAGCCGTTCTTGAGGGTCAGGCAGCAGATGGTGAGGCATGTTCCGGGAAAGACGTGGTAATCTTCGCCCACGATCTCGGCATCCAGGTCATCGGGGCTGATCCGCTGGGCGGTCAGTCCCCTCTCTTTGATAGCGGCCTCAATGGCCTGTTCATCCTTGCTCATTGACTTCTCCTTTCCAGTCGCCGGCCTTATGCCGGTACGTGCAGAACGCCAGGCGAGATGAAGGCGTCGATGATGTCGCCGCTTACGCCGGGCTCATCGGCGTAGCCGACGATGCGCTTGGTGGTGCCGATGGCAGCAACGGCGGCAATAGCCTTACCGTCGGCATCGGCGGTCAGCGGATCACCGGCGGCGACTGTGCCGCCCAGCTCGACGCTGGCCAGACCGTCGCGATGAACGTCCGCCATGCCGCCCGCATCTGCGCCTTGCCGGTCGGAAACGCCCAGGAA